TCAAACATGGATAGGAGATGATGACTATGGGTATTTTCAGTGGCTTGTTCCGGTCAAGGGATAAGCCTAAAAACAGCTATGACAGCCCGTCCTATACCTACTTTTTCGGCAGAAGCAATGCTGGAAAGAGAGTCACGGACAAGACAGCATTACAGCACATTGTGGTTTATGCCTGTGTGAGAGTGCTGTCAGAGGCGATTGCACAGTTGCCCCTGCACGTTTACAAATACACAGACAACGGAAAGGAGCGAGTGCCAAAGCACCCGCTTTATTTCTTGCTCCACGACCAGCCCAACCCTGAAATGACCTCATTCGTATTCAGGGAAACGCTGATGAGCCATTTGCTGATTTACGGAAATGCGTTTGCACAGATTATCCGCAACGGCAGAGGTGAGGTTGTCGGGCTGTATCCGCTTATGCCAGACTGTATAAAGGTTGACCGTGACGATAAGAACAGACTGATTTATATTTACAGCCGATACGATGAAGCCAATCCGAATGTCAAGAAAATGGGTGACATTATTCTTGGTGCGGAAGATGTACTGCACATTCCCGGATTAGGATTTGACGGTCTGGTCGGCTATTCACCAATTGCAATGGCAAAAAATGCTCTCGGCATTTCCCTTGCCTGTGAGGAATACGGCGCATCGTTCTTCGCAAATGGTGCAAGTCCGTCCGGTGTACTTGAACACCCTGGTGTTATCAAGAATCCTGAAAAGGTGCGTAACGCTTGGAGGCAAGCCTACGGTTCAGGAAATTCTCACAAGGTAGCGGTCATTGAGGAGGGCATGAAATACACACCGATTTCAATTCCGAATAACGAGGCACAGTTCCTCGAAACGAGGAAGTTTCAGCTTGAAGAAATCGCTCGTTTGTACCGAGTACCGCTACATCTGATTGGTGATTTGGAACACGCTACATTCAGCAACATTGAGCAGCAGTCGCTTGAATTTGTAAAATACACGCTTGACCCTTGGATAGTTCGCTGGGAACAGTCCATGCAGAAAGCACTTCTTTCTGATTCGGAAAAAGGCACTTATTTTATCAAGTTCAATGTGGAAGGTCTGCTCCGTGGTGACTATGCAAGCCGAATGCAAGGCTATGCTACAGCAAGACAAAACGGCTGGATGAATGCCAACGACATCAGAGAACTGGAAGATATGAACCAGATTCCTGATGAACTCGGCGGCAATCTGTATCTGGTGAACGGTTCATTCACCAAACTTGCTGATGCCGGAGCATTCGCAGAAAAGGAGGAATCCGCAGATGAATAAGTTCTGGGATTGGGTGAAGAACGAGGACACAGGAGAATCTGAACTGTATCTTGACGGAGCAATCTCTGATGAGACTTGGTTTGGTGATGAAATCACTCCTGCTATGTTCAAATCTGAACTCAAGAAACACACAGGCAATATCACGGTCTGGATTAACAGTCCCGGCGGTGATGTGTTTGCCGCAAGTCAGATTTATACCATGCTCCGCAGCCATAAGGGGAAAATCACAGTCAAGATTGACGGTCTTGCCGCCTCTGCTGCCTCTGTTGTGGCAATGGCGGGTGATGAAACGCTTATCAGTCCGACTGGCATGATGATGATTCATAACCCCAGTACGGTGGCTATGGGTAACAAGGCTGACATGGAGAAAGCTATCTCACTTTTGGAAGAGGTCAAGGAAACTATTCTAAATGCCTACGAGGACAAGACACATCTTTCCAGAACAAGACTTTCTCACCTTATGGACGAGGAAACATGGTTCAATGCCAAGAAAGCAAAACAGCTCGGATTTGTAGACGGTATTCTGTTTTCAGAGAGAAAACTCCCCTTTGAAGAAGAGGAACTGGAGGAAGATGAGCCTGAAAAAGAGGAAGAATCTGAAAAGGAAGAAAATAAACTTCCCTCAATGGCTTATTCTCCGTCAAGGACGATGGGGAGTTTCTTGCAGAAGGTTTCCGCAGATACAACAACAGGTACACCAGTAGCACAGCTTGAAAAAAGGCTGGAACTGCTGAAATATTGAAATGGAGGAATGTTACGATGACGATTCAGGAACTCAGAGAAAAAAGAGCGAAAGCATGGGACACTGCCCGTGCTTTTCTCGACAGCAAGAGAAATGCAAATGGCACTCTCAGTGATGAGGATGCCAAGACTTATGATGCACTTGAAAAGCAGATTGTTGACCTCGGCAAGGAAATCGGCAGACTCGAAAGACAGGCTGAAATCGAGGCTGAAATGAACAAGCCTACCTCTGCACCGATTATTGGAAAGCCCAATGATACAAAGGCAGACAAAGCAAAGACAGGCACAGCCTCTGCGGAATACAGCACAGCTTTCTGGAACAGCATCCGCAACCGCAACTACTACGATGTACGCAACGACCTCGAAGTTGGTACGGATTCCGAAGGCGGCTATCTTGTACCGGACGAGTTTGAAAGAAAACTCATTGAAGCTCTCGAAGAAGAAAATATCTTCCGTAAACTTGCTACTGTTATCAAAACATCTAACGGTGACCGCAAGATTCCGGTTGTGACTTCCAAGGGTGAGGCAAAGTGGCTCGATGAAGAAGAGGCATACACACTCTCCGATGATGCTTTCGGTCAGACTTCACTTTCTGCTTACAAACTCGGCACAGCTATCAAGATTTCCGAGGAGCTGCTCAACGATTCTGCTTTTGATATGCCCTCTTACATTGCCCGTGAATTTGCGAGAAGAATCGGTGCAAAGGAAGAAGAGGCATTCTTTGTCGGTGACGGTACAGGCAAGCCTACAGGTATCTTTGCGGCAACAGGCGGTGCATCTGCCGGAGCAACAACCGCAGGTGCGGCTATCACTTTTGACGATGTGATGGAACTGTTCTACTCCCTTAGAAGTCCTTACCGCAAAAAGGCTGTGTGGGTACTGAATGACAGCACGGTCAAGGCTCTCCGCAAACTTAAAGACAGCAACGGAAACTACATCTGGCAGCCGTCTGTTTCCGCAGGTATTCCCGATACAATCTTCAATCGTCCTTATTACACATCTTCCTATGTACCTGAAATTGATGCAGGTGCAAAGTGTATGGCTTTTGGCGATTTCTCATACTATTGGGTCGCTGACAGACAAGGCAGAAGTTTCAAGAGACTGAATGAACTGTTCGCAATGAACGGTCAAATTGGTTTCCTTGCAAGCCAGAGAGTTGACGGCAAGCTGATTCTTCCGGAGGCAGTCAAGGTTCTCACAATGAAAGCGTGATGAATCATGATTAGTCTGGCAGAAGCAAAAAACTATCTCCGTGTTGACCATTGTGAAGATGACAAGCTGATTCAGGAACTTCTGCTGACTGCCAAGAAACTCTGCATGGATGTCGGTCGTATGAGTGAAACAGAACTTGAGGAAAACGAGGACACCACACGGACAGCAATGCTGTTCACGGTGTCCTATCTTTATGAAAACCGTAATACTGCGGATTTCAAGAAACTCACACTGACACTCCGTTCTCTTCTTTTCGAGCAGAGGGAGGGAATCATTTGATGGAAATCGGCAAAATGAACCAGAGAATCACTATCTTGGAACATCACACAAAGGTGGACAGCATTGGAAATCACAAGGCTCAGTGGGAAGAGGCTTTCTCCCTCTGGGCTTATGTGTCTATGCGAAACTCCGTGAACAGTTCTACCGAGAAAACAGATGCAGGAGTGACAAAAGAAGTGCAAAGCCTTGAATTCACTATCCGGCAGACACCAGACACAGTGAATCTGTCAACCACAACGCATAGAATCCAGTTCAGGGGAATGCAGTACAACCTTGTCAGCATCGTTCCAAATTTCACATCGCAGGATTACATGAAGCTGACCTGTGAAGTCAGAAAGGCAGGTGCGAAAGATGACCTCGATTGACAATCTCGCTGAGGAAGTTATGAAAGGCTTGTCAGAATACAGCGAACTTGCGGATTCTGCTATGAAAAAAGCAGTCCGTAAGACTGCAACATCTGTCAAGAAAGAAATCTCTGCAAATGCTCCGTCCAACACTGGTGCGTATGCAAAAAGCTGGACAACAAAGAAAACGGCTGAAAACAGTCACACCTTGCAAATGACGGTGCATTCCAAAAACCGCTATCAGCTTGCACATCTGCTTGAAAATGGTCATGCCAAGCGTGGAGGCGGTCGTGTGGAAGGAAAACCGCACATTGCTCCAGCGGAGAAAAACGGTGAACTGCTGTTAGAATCCCTGATTGCAAAGGAGCTGTCATGACATACAAAGAAATCAATGAAATGATGACGGAAATCGGACTGCCGTTTGCTTATCACCACTTTGCAGAGGGAGAAAGTCCGAATCCGCCGTTTCTGCTCTTTCTTTCTCCAAGAGAGAATACATTCAGTGCAGATAATCTGATGTATCACAGTTTCAAGGATATCAATGTGGAACTGTATACAGATGTGAAATCGCCTGAAACAGAAGAAAGAGTGGAAGAAGTGCTGTTACAGCACAATATCTACTACACAAAAACCGAAACATGGATAGAGTCCGAAAGGCTCTATGAGGTACTTTACGAAATGGAGGTATGAGCTATGGCTCTCAAAAAGAATAAGGTTAAGTTCGGTCTGAACAATGTACACTATGCAAAAATCACAGGTTGGTCTGCTGATGGAAAGACACCTACATTTGCAACTCCTGTCAGAATCCCCGGTGCAGTTTCCCTTTCGCTTGATGCAAACGGTGAGGCTGAAAATTTCTACGCTGACAACGGTGTATATTATGTAATCAATAACAATTCCGGCTACGAAGGTGACCTCGAAATTGCTCTTGTCACTACGGATTTTGCAACTGACATTCTGGGGGAAACCCTTGATGAAAATGGTGTGCTTGTAGAACGCACTGATGCCGAACTTACAGAATTTGCACTTGGTTTCGAGTTTGAGGGTGACAAGAATAAAATCCGTCACTGGGTGTACCGCTGCTCTGCAAGCCGTCCGACAACGGAAGGCAACACTACAGAGGAAAGCACAGAGGTTAAGACAGAAACTCTCTCCCTCAAGGCTACAGCACTTCCGACAAGGGAAGTTAAGGTTAAGACCTGCGAAAATACAGATGAAACTACCTACAACAATTGGTATGATGCTGTGTATATGCCTACTATCACTCCCTGACCAGTGAGGAGGAACTGAAATGGCTATCAAGAAAAATATCAAAGTTGACGATATTGACGTTCCGTTCAAGGCGAGTGCCGCTGTGCCTCGCCTTTATCGTCTGAAGTTCGGCAGGGACATCTATAAGGATTTCGCTAAGTTGCAGAAGTCTGTCGGTGACGGCAATGCAGAAAATTCCGACCTTGACATTGAAAGTCTTGAGGTGTTCGAGAATATTGCTTTTATCATGGCAAAACACGCTGACCCAGACCATGTACCAGACAGTCCAGATGAATGGCTTGAAAACTTCAATACCTTTTCTATTTATGAAGTTCTGCCGAAACTCATTGAACTGTGGGGACTGAATGTGGAAACACAGGCTGAATCAAAAAAAAATCTCGTCCAGTTGACAGGGAAATGACAACTCCCCTGTTTCTGCTCCGATGTAAGCAGTTAGGGCTTTCCATGATGGAGCTGGAACTGCTTACAATCGGGCTGATAAACGATATGTTCATTGAAAAGGAAAACGATGAACATAAGTACGACTATAAGGCACAACAATCAGACTTCGATTCGTTCTGAGGAGGTGAGAACGCATGGCAAACAGAATCAAGGGCATTACAGTTGAAATTGGCGGTGATACGACTAAATTATCGAAAGCCCTTGAAGGTGTTAACAAGGACATCAAAGGCACACAATCTCAGTTGAAAGACGTGGAGCGACTGCTCAAACTTGACCCAACAAATACAGAATTGCTTTCTCAGAAACAGAGACTCCTTGCTGATGCTGTCACTTCCACAAGCGATAAACTTGCAACGCTCAAAAGAGCAAGCGAACAGGCAGCACAAACTAAAGATAACTATGATGACTGGAAAGCAAAATTTGACCCTATCAAGCAGAAAATCGGTGAAACGGAAACCAAATTAAACGACCTGAAAGAACAGTCCAAAACGGCTGATGAACAGCTTGCAAAAGGTGAAATTTCGCAGGAAAAGTATGACCAACTGCAAAATGAAATCAAGTCTACTTCTGATGAATTAAAGGCTTTAAAGCAGTCTGCAAAAGATGTGTCTGACGAGTTCGGCAACCCAATCTCTCCTGAACAATACGATGCTTTGCAACGTGAAATTATCGATACAGAACAGGAGTTACAGAGATTACAGCAGGAAGCAAATAATTCCAATGCGGCTCTTTCCAAAATGTCTGCTGTCGGTGAAAAAATGCAGGAAGTTGGCGATAAAATTTCAGGTGTTGGCGAAAAATTGATGCCTGTTACAGGTGCTGTCGCTGGTCTGGGAACGCTCGCTGTCAAGACTGGTGCGGAATTTGATGCCGAAATGTCCAAAGTCGGAGCGATTTCTGGCAAGGTCGCTGATGAAGATTTGCCCGCTATCGTGGAAAGTGCCGAAGAAATGGGACTTTCCTTTGAAGAAGGTGCGGATTCGACAGAAACGGCAATGAACATCATCCGTGCAAAAGCCCGTGAAATGGGCAGTCAGACGAAATACTCCGCAAGTGAAGCAGGGCAGGCATTCGAGTACATGGCAATGGCTGGCTGGAAAGCAGATGACATGATTAACGGCATCGAAGGCATCATGAACCTTGCAGCGGCTTCCGGTGAAGAACTGGCGACCACCTCCGATATTGTCACCGATGCTTTGACAGCGTTAGGTATGTCGGCTCAAGACTCCGGACATTTTGCTGATGTGCTGGCGGCGGCATCAAGCAATGCCAACACCAATGTGTCTCTGTTAGGTGAATCTTTCAAATATTGCGCTCCTGTTGCTGGTTCAATGGGGGCATCTGCGGAGGACTTAGCAATTGCCCTCGGCTTGATGGCGAACAGCGGTATCAAGGGCAGTCAAGCCGGAAATTCGCTGAAAAATGCACTTGTCAACCTCACTAAACCGACCAGACAGCAGGCAGAAGCCATGCAAAAATTAGGCTTTATTACGACGGAAACAATTCAGAAAATCGATTTTGAAAAAGTCGAAAAAGCTGAGAATGACGTGCAAAAAGCCACTATCGATTTGGATAATGCACAAATAAAATTAAATGATGCTATCGAAAAATATGGTGAGGGAAGTTCGCAGGCACAAACTGCAAGTAATAATTATGAAAAGGCTCAAATTAAACTCACACAGGCAGAAAAAGAGCTGGAAAAACAGCAAGCCGGAGTGTTTGAGGAAATGTCTGGTGCAAACACGCTCATGACGGATTCCGAGGGGAATATGCGTTCACTCGGTGAAATTATGGCGACACTCCGTGAAAAAATGGGTGCTGTCAATGTTGAACTGACAGATGCTGACGGCAATGCCCGTGATTTTGACGATATTGTAGCGGAATTGTCTACGACAACAGAGGGACTTGCACAGGCGGAACAAATGCAGGCAGCCGCAGCGATTTTCGGCAAACAGAACATGGCGGGTATGTTAGCCATTATCAACGCAAGTGAAGAAGATTATGATAAACTGACAAATTCGATTTATAATTGTGAGGGAAC